GCGCAGGCAGTCAGCGATCAAGACAACATTCGTTGGTGGGAAAGGACTCTGGCAATGACAAACGTACAACTCACGCACGACCAGTTCGCTGTCGTGGACGTCAACAACAAGTGGCTGGATGCCAAGAAATATTCACCGCCGAAAAGCGCCAAGATGCTGATGATCGACAAACGCTTGGGCGTTGCAGTCCTTGGCACATGGCGCGACTCTGACGGCTGGACACACTGGTGCCCACTACCCACGTTTGAAAGGGATAATGAATGAAACGAGACATCAAAGCATGGGCCGTCAAGCTGGGCGGCAGAAGCCTAATGCTGGACAACGATGGTATTCCAGTGCTGTGGAGGGTCAGGACACCAGCTTTTGAAGCATCCATGACCGTCAAGCATTTCCGCAACGTCAAAGCTAAACCAATCCGCGTCAGAGTACGCATAGAGGAGATAGGATGAACTGGATCAAGAAACAAATCATTGACTGGGCGTTACGCCAGCAAGAGCGGAAAAAAGTTGAGCTGAAGTACAGAGGGGAATCAGTGGAATCACTGCATCCGATGACAAGCTCTGGTCGCACAGACGACATCTTCTATGGATGCGAGCAGCTAAAGTTCACGATACTTAGCGTGGGCAACGGCACGCTGGTGCGTATGGACACGCACCGTCCAGAAGACGAGTACGTAGTCCGCCAAGGTGGGCCGCGCCGAGCACCGATTTTTATTGTCAAAGACGACGAGACTGTGCAAGACGTGATTGTCCGCCAGTTAGGCATTGCAGCATTGGAGAGATCATGAAACAACTCGAACTATTCCCCGACCTAACAACTTGGACAAACGAAGAAGAGGAAGTTATGCAGAGCATGTTGAGCAAAGGTGCGAACGGCACGAGCGCACTCGACATACAAGTTGCTGGCAACCACTACAAAAACTTGGCCATTCAACCTGTGGAGTACATCCATGCCAACAACATTGGCTACTTCGAGGGCAACGTCATCAAGTACGTATCACGCTGGAAAGCAAAGAATGGCATCAAGGATTTGGAAAAAGCTAAGCACTACATTGAGTTGCTTATCGAGCTGGAGACCAAGGATGTCTAACGGCCAAATACACCCAGCGATGAACGCAGCGCAAGGGATGATTACCGGTGCCATAGGCATTGGCAACACCGGGCAAATCATCTCCGCGCAACAGCACGCGTACAACCAAGCACTGCAATCTAGCGGCACGCTGACAACGGGTGACAGCTTCAGGCTGAGCCCACGCATACGTTTGGAAGTTGACCGTGTATCCAACGGGTACGTGATAGCCGTAGGCAGCGAGCGCATGATCGCCAAAGACCTCGAAGAGTTGCAGCAGCACTTCACCGCGCAGGTCGTGAGCAAACTCGTACTTGACGAGGGCAAGTGATGGACATCCTTACCGTTGACCTAGAGACCTACTACGACAAGGACTTTTCCCTGTCCAAGATGCAGACGGATGCGTACATCAACGACGACCGCTTTGAGATCATCGGGGTGTCTGTCATAAAGAACGACGAGGATGCTGTGTGGTTCTCTAGCACTGAGCTGGAGACCATTGGCTGGCTGCACGGCAACTACGATTGGGCCAACAGCGCTGTGCGCTGCCACAACACTTTGTTCGATGGGTATATCCTGACGCAACGCTGCGGCATCAAGCCCAAGCTGTGGATGGATACCCTCGGCCAAGGCCGCATGTTGCTGCCGTTCCTGACCTCACACTCTCTGGCCAACCTCGTCAAGCAGTACAACCTGCCGGACAAGGGCACCGAAGTCGTCAAGGCCATGGGCAAACGCCGTGTGGACTTTAATCCCATGGAATTAGCGGAGTACGCTGAGTATTGCAAACACGACGCGTGGCTGTGCAAAGAGCTGGGCAAGAAGTTCGACCCGTTCACACCGCCGCTGGCGATGAAGTTGATTGACATGACTGTGCGCATGTTCACAGAGCCCATGCTGATCGGCGACCAAGCCAAGATGCAGCAGCTGTACGACGACGAGATCACACGCAAGGCAGACCTGCTGGCCAAGGCCGAGACCAACCGCGACATCATCATGTCGAACGACAAATTCGCAGAAGCTCTGCTAGCACTGGGTGTGACCCCGCCGAAGAAGCAGAGCAAAGCCAACCCAGAAAAAGAAACCTATGCCTTCGCCAAATCCGACAAAGACTTTACCGACCTGCTGGAGTCCGACGATGCGGACGTACAGGCGCTGGTTGCGGCTCGCCTTGGAGTCAAAACGACTATCGCTGAGACACGTGCGCTGAAGTTTCTGGAGACTGCACGGCGTGGGCCACTGCCTGTGTACCTCAACTTCTGGGGCGCTAAGACCACTGGGCGCTACTCAGGCGGCAACAGCATCAACTGGCAGAACGTCCCTGCTCGTGGCCCGTCCGCTGGCCTACGTCAAGCCTTGCTGGCTCCCGCTGGGCACACTGTGCTGGTGGGTGACTCGTCGAACATCGAGTTGCGTACTGTGATGGCGCTAGCTGGGCAGGATGACGTGCTGGACAAACTTGGAGCGGGTGTCGATTTGTACTGCGACTTTGCCTCCAAGTTGTTCGGACGCACGATAACCAAGGCCGACAAGCCAGAGCGATTCTTGGGCAAGACAGCCATGCTGGGCTTGCAGTACGGTGCCGGTGCGAAGCGGTTTCAGGAGATGGTGCGGTTAGCCAAGCGCGTAGACCCCAGCGTTGAGCTTATCGACGAGAACAGGGCGCACTCCATCGTTGACTTGTACAGGTCTGTCCACTGGAAGGTCGTGCAGCTTTGGAAGCGATGCAACGATGTGATCCTGCCCGACATCGCCAACGGCTGCACCATGCTGAACGTAGATGTTAATGGCTGGTTCATCACGCAGTGGGACGGCTTTGGTCGCCCCGGAGAACCCGGCGTCATGTACAACGACCTGAAATACGACGGCAAAGACTGGACGTACCAGATGGGCAGGCAGCGGATAAATATCCACGGAGCGAAAGTTGTAGAAAATTTATCACAACATGCTGCAATGCAGATCGTTATGTGGCAAACTGCACGTATCAACCAGCGCTACCCAGTAAAGCTCTCTGTCCATGACGAGGCGGTCTGCGTGGTGCGGGATGATGAACTTGATGAAGCTCGTGCGTATATGGAAGAGTGCCTTGCGATGACACCCAAGTGGTGCCGCAGTATTCCCGTATCGTGTGAGACTGGTGTTGGCCCGTCGTATGGAGACGCAAAGTAATGGCGATAGCTTACTCAACCGCTGACCGCTTGCCGAATTGGGCACGCGCTGAATGGCACCAAGACGCGTACATGTACGAGTCGCAGGTGTGGTTTGGCATTAAGTGTGTCGATGGGCCGATCTCAATGAAGATTACCATGCCAGAAGAGTTTGCGCAGCCATCGCCGTGCCGACGCCGGATTCTCCAAGACCTCATCGAGCAACTCACTGTGCAACTTGCCACCGTCACCTTGGAAGAAACATGACCCACCCGATGCCCTTGTCGTTCAGCCGACTGTCTGCGTTCGAGCAGTGCCCTGCGCAGTTTGACTACCTGTATGTGTCCAAGCGTGTACAGAGCACGATGAACGAGGCATCAGAGTACGGCGACAGGGTGCACAAGGTGCTGGAAGCCAAGGGTAACGGGTCACTCGACGAGAGCACGCTGACACTGGAAGGCAAGCAGTCACTGGAGCGTTGGGGTGCACTCGTTGAGAAGATCACATCACGTCCCGGTGAGAAGTTGTTCGAGCACCAGATGTCGGTCAATCGCCAGCTGCAGCCCGTGGACTGGTTCGCCAAAGACGTGTGGATTCGCTCCATCGCTGACGTGCTGGTTGTTGACGGAGATACGGCTTACTGCCTCGACTACAAGACTGGCAAGGTCAAGGAGAACCCCACACAGCTGCAGCTGTTTGCAGCCATGGTGATGTGGCACTACCCAGAGGTGACGAAGGTGAAGACCTCGTTCATCTGGCTCAAGTTCGACGAGGTGACAAATGCTACGTATGAGCGCAGGTTCCTTGACTCGCTGTGGCGGGCACTGGAGCCACGCTTTGACATGGTGCAAGAAGTCATTGACCTCGGCGTGTTCAAGACAAAGCCATCGGGCCTGTGCCCATGGTGCCCAGCGAAGGGGTTCTGCCCTGACGCGAGACTGAAAGGTAAACGATGAAGAACGACATAAACAACACAGCTAGAACTGACTTCGCAAAACCAATACTGGAGCCAGTCAAGTATGAGCGCGGAGTTCCGCTATTTGACTCCCGTGCCGTACTAACCATTGTGGCAAACGATATAGCTGCATCAGATTCTCAACACGTTACTAGAAGGATGAAACACATGAGCCAAGACATGATTAACGCGAGCAAAGTTATCAACGATGCTGAAACAATACTCGATAACTCACTGACGAAGTACGAAGAGACAGCCAAAGCGTTGGCTACTACTGCCAAGCGTACGTCTGGAGATGTACGCAAAGCTGCTGATGACTTAGCGTCTGGTCTATCGAAAGTAGAAAAGACTGCTAACTTCGCCAATCTCGAAAAGTACGTGCAGCTACTTGAACGCGCAGCTACGGCCATGCAGCAATTAGCTGAGCTTGAGAAATTGGGGAAGTTAGACAAAATTGCTAACGCTCTAAAGTAAGGCGAGCCATGAAGAAAGAAGAAGATGTCAAGAAGGTGGTCAAAGCCATACTCAAGAGCACACCAAATTGCTGGTGGTTTATGCCTCCTGCCAATGGCTTTGGTCGCGCTGGTATTCCTGACTTTGTGGGCCACGTCAATGGTCACTTCTTTGCTGTGGAAACAAAGTTCGGCAAGGGCACTACTACAGCGAATCAAGAGCGCGAGATCGCGGACATAGGTCAGTGTGGTGGCCAAGTGTGGATTGTGCGCGAGACCTCAGTGGACTCGTGGCATATTGAATTTAAGGGGTGGGCAGCTCTATGCTCGTAATCCCTGACAAGCGCAAGATCATCATCAACAGCAACGAGAACGCAGCTGTAGCGCGAGCCATCCCCCATGCCAAGCTGTTGCAACACAACGGCGAAGACATGCTGGCCATGCCCTACGGTGTTGACGAGTCGATGGTGTTGAAGAACCTCGGCTTCAGCGTGCCTGCTCCGATCTTGCAGTACTACAACTGGCCCGGACGCTTCACGGCCATGGACCACCAGAAAGACACTGCAGCGTTCTTGACTATGCACAAGCGTGCCCTGTGCCTTAACGCGCCGGGTACTGGCAAGTCCATCAGTTCGCTGTGGGCCGCTGACTTCTTGCTGGACGAAGGCATTGCACGCAAGGTGCTCATCATTGCTCCGCTGTCCACGGTGAAAGTCGTGTGGGGCCGTGAACTCAAGCACCACCTGCCACATCGCTCGTTTGTTGTGTGCACGGGGACAAAGCAAAAGCGCATCGACCTGTTGGCTACACCCGGGGTGCAGTACGTCATCATCAACCATGACGGATTCACCAACATGCAAGCTGAGCTGACTGGCTTCGACGTGGTGATCTATGACGAGGCGACAGCACTGAAGTCACCGAGCTCGCAACGGTACAAGATGTTCTCCAAGTGGATGACCAAAAATCAGCCATGGCTGTGGATGCTGACGGGTACGCCCATCTCACAAACACCCGCTGACGCATGGACGCTGGCACGACTTGTTGATTCACCGCAGTGCCCGAAGAGCTTCACCTCGTTCAAAGACTTGGTGATGCAGAAGGTGACGACGTTCAAGTGGACGCCGCGCCATGACGCGTTGGAGACATGCCGCAAGGTTCTGCAGCCGTCAATCCGGTTCTCGCTGGACGAGTGCAAGGACTTGCCACAGACTAACTTTGTTGGCCGCAAGACTGAGCTGACCAAGCAGCAAGAGAAAGCCTTCAAGGACATGAAGGACAAGGCCGTGACGATTTTCTCAGCGGGTGAAGTGACTGCAGCGAACACCGCTGTGATGTTGAGCAAACTGTTGCAAATTAGCTGCGGTGTGGTGTACGGAGACGGCACTACGATTGCCATCGACGCCTCGGAGCGGTATAATACCCTTACGGAATTACTCACAGAGATCGGCGACAAAGCGATCATCTTCGTGCCACTCAAGGGTGTGCAAGTTTGGCTTCGAGACAAGCTGACCGCAGATGGTTTCGATGTTGCGATGGTCAATGGTGATACTAGCAAAAAGGATCGTGACCAGATATTTAACGACTTCCAGCACACGGACAGGCCACAGATTTTGTTGGCTCACCCCAAGGTTGCTGCGCACGGTTTGACGCTGACACGATCTAAGGACATCATTTGGTTTGCACCTATTTATTCACTTGAGCAGTATGAGCAAGCCAATGCGAGGATTCGCCGGTTGACAACAACTGGCAAAACGACTGTGTGGCACATCTGGGCCACCGGCTTTGAGGCAGAGCTGTACCGCAGGCTCCGCACAAAGAAAAACACACTTGCGGAATTTTTAACACTGGTGCAAGGCATCAACAGTGACGAATAGGAAACGAGGTAACTGAATGAACTACGACATTGCTGCAGAAAAGTATCTGCAGGTTCGCAATCAAATCGAGAGTCTTGAACGCGAACACAAAACAGCCAAGGCTGTACTTACTGAAAAACTGATAGCGCTGGAAAACTGGATGACAGCTAAAGCGCAAGAGGACGGACTGGAGACAGTCAAGACTCCACACGGTACGGCCTACTGGTCTACCCACCACACCGCGACAGTTGGTTCTCGTGAAGAGTTCTTCAGCTTTTGCAAAGAGCACGATGCTTGGGACATGGTCGAGTCCCGTGCGTCAAAGACGGGAGTCAAGAGTTACATCGAGGCTCACGGTGCACCCCCACCCGGGGTAAATTTCTCATCGGCAAAAGTGTTCAATATGCGCAAAGCGCAATCCAAGGAGTAAACAAATGAGTAAACCAGATATTGGGTGCCTGTTACTGCGGCTAACGTATAACTTTGATGTGGATACATGCCACCTGTACCTACCAGATGGCGCTTGTGTAGACATGCAAAAAGCGATTCATTTCGTGCAGAGTAAGTTCCCAGACACCGTTCGCTTGTTCAGCTATTCGGGTAGCGAAGTTGACACTGTGTACACCAAAGAAGACGGCGTATGGTACGCCAACGAAACTCAAGCATCTTAATCAGGAGTAAACAAATGAGTAACATGATCGCAAACGTCCCAGCGCACATCGCAGCGCGTATCGCAGCCCGCCAACAAGCAGGCACCAAGTCCAGCGTGGCCTCGGCCATCGTCAGTGATGGCATCAGCATTCCACGCATCAGCATCCGTGCTGGTCGGTATCGCCTGAACGAAGAGGGCGTTGAGACCACCGTGGGTGTCACGCTTGATACCATTATCGTGGGTGCCAATCCACGCGTGTCCAAAGTGTTCTACGCCAAAGCCTTCGATGCCTCGGCAGAGAACGTCCGCCCTGACTGCTGGTCCAACGATGGCCTCAAGGCCGATGCAAGCATCGACGCTCCTGTGCATACAGGTTGCGCTGACTGCCCCAACAACGTGCTGGGTTCCAAGATTCTGCCATCGGGTGCCAAGTCCAAGATGTGTGCTGACCAGCGTCACCTCGCTGTTGTAGCTGCTGCTGACCCCACAAAGGTCTACAGCCTCACGGTGCCTGTAAGCGGCATGAAAGCTCTGCGTGAGTACTTCAAGGAACTCGGCAACTACGGCATCGGGCCAGAAGAAGTTGTGACCGAGTTGGGCTTCGACGACGCCGCCAGTTTCCCCAAGATCACCTTCAAACAGAAGGGTTATGTTCCTGAGAAAGCAATTGGTCGTGTGGATAACTTGTTGGCTAGTGACCCTGTCAAAGTGGCGACTCGTCAAATGGCTCCCACCGCCGCTGCCCCTGCGCTGCAAGCACCAAAAGCACAGACCACGATCGCTGCTCCAGCCGTGGACGATGCCTACGAGGAAGAGGCCGCAGCACCAGCGCCTGTTGTTTCCGCGCAACCCAAGGCTAAGCCCACAGTTGCCCCAGTAAAAGCGTCGGATGAATTGGCTGCGAAGCTCGACAGTCTGTTTGACGAGTAATAGAATCACATCTCGTTAAGAGCTCCCCGGCTTAGGCCGGGGTTTTTCATCTAGGGGCATATTTTGGACACCAAACACTTTCTTACTCGCGTTTTTGCCCAGACAGACGAACTCGTTATCTGCACCCACAAGCCTGATAGGTCAGGCCAAAATCCACGTGGGATATTCTGGAACAGGGGATCGTTTGCCGACATTGACGACGCGGTTGCATCAATCATTGACTGGGACTCAGAGCCCAACACCACCGTCTACTTTGGCGTTGGATCATTTGCTGGACACAGTTACATAGACGACAACAACAAACAGAAATGGCAGCGCAAGCAAGAGCACGCGACATGGTTTAAGGCACTGGCTCTTGACCTCGACATCGGTGCAGACAAACCGTATCAGACACAGAAGGAAGGCTGGGCCGCAATGGTCGCAGCACTCAAGACAATCGGCATGCCGATGCCCATGGTCATCTCATCCGGTAACGGCATTCACTGCTACTGGCCACTTACTGCCAGTGTGCGCAAAGACCACTGGGTCAAGGCATCCACGGCACTGCGCATCGCGCTAGAGGAGAACGGCGTTGAACTCGACACCTCAAAAATACA